CATGGTAGATCCGTCAGCTGATGCTTGATCAGCAGGATCTAATCTTGTAGATGGTACTTTAAGAGCCCTATAAAGCTTCTTAATAAAGTACATTAAATCAGCTAGCTCACCTAAATTAGCGCCTCCGGGTAGCTGAGTAACGGATGTACCTTCAGACCCCTGACGCTTTGCAAACCAAAATGCATCAAGCATTGACTGCGGATTAAACTTATTTACCACACTAGTCTGGTCTACATCAAATGTTTTTCTTGCCCAGTAGTTCTGAATTAACTTTCTTAAATATGCTTCTGCTTTAGGCGGGGCCATATTACCAACATCTACGTTAAATACGAGACGTTCTGGAGCTCTTACCAATCTATAAATGACTATAGCGTCTTCAATAAGAGATAGTTGACGGTATGGCCTTCTAGCATTTTCCAAGAACGGAGTAACGAAGTTTTTTGTCTCATTATAAACACCTGAATTGACATATACTATCTGATTCTCTTCCATAGGAATCATTTCTGTCTTTTCTACCTTAGAGGGATCAGTAACACTAAAGATAGGCTTTTTATATACAAAACCTTTAACTAGCATATTTTGTATATTATTGTATACCGGGTCAATTATCTCACCTGGTATATTAATAGCACCCAATATACCTTCATTTGTATAGTTTTCGTGAACTATTAATTCAAAGAATACTTCACCTTCTACAAGTAATTGTCTAAAGAACGTCCACCCTTTATTTTTAAGATCGAAAAACTCTATAAACTTACTAAACTCTTTATCAATCTCACTCTTCTCATCAATTGAAAGATCAATATTATCATACATTAGTTTAGCAACATCACCACTATCATCTACATTAATGATTTCATCGCATATCTCATCCAAAGCATCTGACACTTCAGAGTAGGCCGCCATTATTTTATAATCACGTAATCTACCTGGCTTATCTGGTGATAAGTTAGCATACATTACATCGCCGAAAGAAGTGTCCTTTCCAAAGTCACCTATAGGGGTGGAATTATATGGATTAGAAGAAGATACAGAAGTCTTAACAAGGGCATCAGCCCTTCTCATCCCTGTCTGTTTAAATATCTTATACTTTGGATTTAAAGAATCGTCTTCTGTAGCACCAGCATATGGAAGTCTATTCTGAATATATTGAACCAAACTTCTTCCGAAAGTAGAAGCACGTCCATCATTTGTTACATATGATCTATTTTGACCAGAAGATGTTGAAGAGTCAGCCATTATACATATTTATCTAACTATTAATAATAATCACCGTATATATCAGTATTATTAGTACTCATATCAAAAACATCCTCTTTCGACACTACGTCAATGTCATAAGGATCTTCTTCAGTAGGGTAAGTCTTACCGTCAGAAGTTAGTTGATCAACTAATGTTGTTGAAAGCGTACCACTAAATGAATTATCATATATCTGCTCGTTTACCTTTTCAGAAGATAAACCATTTTCAAATGAGAAGTCATAACGCTTACCTCTCAATCTATAAACATAATGTCCTAAGACTGGGTTAAGTGCTGTAACATCTTGATCCATTCTTTCAGTAATCTCATAAAGAACAGACCCTCTATCATTGGGTCTATCGCAACCCAATACTGTTAAATCTATTATATCTCCAGCTTTAGGTTCAATAGATTGACCTACAGAAGAATAATCAAAATATGCAGATGCTGCTGTTGTAAAAGTATCTATATGCACATAAGCTGTAAATTCATCACCAGCGTCGAAACCAAATTTTGTTAAACTAATAGCACTGTCATCTAGTTCAACATACATTTGAATCCCTGATAACGGTCCTTGAAATTTCTTTGTTGTGTCTTCTCCATATAGAAGATCTGCTGCTGATAAATTAAAAGTATTAATATAATAATCTACCGGCAAACCAAAATTATTAATAAGATCATTAAAGGCTTGATCATATACTAATTGCTCTGCTTGTAAATTAGATGGGTTAACAAACTTACCGCAGTTGGGTATAGCTGTAGCAGCAAGAACTTCTTCTGGCGTGCAATTTAACCTATTTTCATTACAGATTGACATATTATTTTCTTGTTATTATCCCGCAACTATTACCCTCTTCATCCTCATACATTTTACACTCAATATTTGAATTTCCTAGGCTTTTTGTTTGTCCGGGTATATATTCTACTTCATAATCTTTGAGGAGATGTTGAAGAGGTAACCCCATAAGTTTTATTTGAGACGCCGACCCTTTCATCAGATTACTAACATGGTGATTTTTATGCTTGTAATCTTTATTTTGAGTTGTTAGATGTTTTTTATCAAAGCCGAGTCTGTTAGGATCCTTATTACCTACTTTAAATTTTAAAAGCTCTTCTCCCTGATAGTATTCAAAAAATTTTTTAAAGCTTTTCATAAATATATTTATTAAAAAAAGCCCGGAGGCGTACCTCCAGGCTTTACTTTATTGTTAAGCTTTGCTAATCTTTATTCGAAAGCTCCTTGACCAGCTTTAAGATTACCGACTTTATTGTTCTTTCCGTCGTTATAATGAGTGTTCATTGATGAACCCGGATCAACTTTTCCAGAAGCTCCTTTTGCAGAAGCAGCTCCTTTAGCTTTAAGATTGCCTACTTTGTTGTTCTTACCATCATTATAGTGAGTATTCATTGCAGTGGGAGTACCTTCTTCATCTTCTTCATACTCTTCCATTTCTTCATCACCGTAGTGACCTTCACCATCTTCTGGATCTGCGTCTTCATCTTCACCTTCTCCTTCATCACCAATTGCTGCTTGAAGAACATCGCAAAGAGCTTGTGCCATTTCCTTATCTAAAGTAACTGTAATTTCACCATCTCCAGCTTCTGCATCTGTTTCTGCATCTGCTAATCCAAGTGCATCGAGATCATCTTCTGCTGCTTCGTCTGCAAAAGGAAAATTCTCGTTAACCATCACCTTATCATAAAGTTTATCGAATACTGATTTAGTCGCCATAAAATTATTTAGGCTCTCCTTTGCAATTTTCTCTGTTTCTTCTGAATTTTCTTCACTTTCTTCTTCTTTTTCTTTATCCTTAGCAGCCTTTTTCATAGACTCTTTCTTATTACCATCTTTATCTAGATCAATATAGTCTGGTTTTTCATTGTCTTCTTCGTCTTCCTCACCAACGATTCCAGAATAAGCATTTCCCTTACCTGTAGGTAATGGACCATCACACCCTAAGCCAGGATCGTTATCATCACCGTAAGAGTAGCCACGAACATTATAGTTGTTATTCTTTTTACCTATTTTGGTAATATCATTCTCTGATTCTTTAAAGCCGCCCTTTTCTTCAGGACCACCTTGCTTTTCTAAATCAGCGTTTCCTACTTCACCTTCTGGTACTTTTTGCTCAGTTACAACAACTTTATTGAAAACATCACTATAAATTTCTCCTAGATTAGTGAGATCATTGTTTTTAGACATACAATTATTTATACTAGAGATAAATATTTTACATGCCTCAGCAGGATAATATGTATTATATGGGTAATAAAAACTTACCCAACGTTAATTGGAAGGGCGAATATACCAAAGAACAAGTAAAAGCTTTAACAAAAGCGCATAAAAACATTTTATACTTTGCGGAAAATTTCTTTTATATTGTCAACCTAGATCGAGGTCGTGAAAAGATTGAGTTGTATAAAGCTCAAAAGAGAGCTCTTAGAAAGATGAGAGACAATAGATTCTTTATTCAACTAGCTTCACGTCAGATAGGTAAATCGACTATGATGACCATTTATATTCTATGGCAGGCTATCTTTAATAGTGATCAGAGAATATTATTAGTAGCTAACAAAGAGGCGACCGCGATAGAAATCTTCCAACGAATTAGAATGGCTTATGAGGAGTTACCTAACTGGTTAAAATCCCCAGTAAAGGAATATGCTAAGACATCTATGACGTTAGAGAATGGATCACGTATTGGTATTACAACTACTACTGGTACAGCTGCTCGTGGTCAATCTGTCAACTGCCTTGTTATTGATGAGATGGCATTTATTGAGCCTCACTTAGTAGAAGAGTTTTGGAAGTCGGTCTTTCCGGTTATTACATCTTCTAAAAAGTCTAAGGTATTTGTTTGTTCAACTGCTAACGGTACTGATAATCTATTTTATAAATTATATGCTGGTGCTGAGTCTGGTGAAAATGGTTGGGCTTATGATAGAATTTTATGGGATGAGGTACCAGGTAGAGATGAGGTATGGGCTAATAATACTAAACAAGCTATAGGCTCACATGATGCTTGGCTTCAAGAATTTTGTTGTCAGTTTATAAATTCAGGTGAATCTTCTATTGATGATGAGTTATTTGAAAAGATGCAGACGCAGGTTTGCGAACCAAAAATAGTTTTAGATGATGGTCATTATAAAATTTGGGAAGAAGCAGATTCCTCTAGAGTATACGCTGCAGGGGTGGATACGGCAGAAGGTGTAGGAGTTGATTCTTCCGTAATTCAAATATTCGATATTACTGATTTAAGAGATATTAGACAAGTAGCATGCTATAATAATAATAAGATACCTCCAGCAGAATATACTAATAAGGTATATTCTATTTTACGTAACTATGGTTCTCCATTAGCTTTAATAGAGAGAAATGGACCTGGGGCGCAAGTGGTAGATAGATTGGCAAACGACTATGGTTATGAAAAGCTTGTATCATATGGAAATGCTGCGGCGCATAGGAGAAAGGTAATGCAAGGTATGATAGCGCATACAAACACTAAATATAAAGGTGTTCTTAATATGCGCTATTATATTAATGAAGCGCGTTCTGTTACTATTCGGGATGAAGAAACGCTCAAAGAATTAAAATCGTTCGTTAGATATCCTAATGGAACCTGGAAAGCAAGACAAGGTTATCATGATGATAAGGTAATGGCTACACTTTATTCTCTATTCATATTAGAAAAGGAGATTACAGAACGTTTCTTTGAAATAATAGAGTTAGATGATATGGGTAAGCCTCTAGTATTAGAACCTATGGATTATGGTATTCAATACTTTGAAGATGCGACTTCTATATATTCAGATAACGAAGTAGTAGGATCGAATAATATGCTGCCTCCTGTTGTATTTGGTATGGGTGATAATCAAGCGGAAGATGATATGGCAGAATTAGAAATGAATGGGTTTACCCCTCTTCAGTAATAAATATAGTCATGGCAAGAAACGCTACACCTCAATCTATTCTTAATAAGTCTAGAACTGATAAATTTCTTTTAATTTTTGACGTACCACCAATTTTAAAGGATAAGCGATTTAGTTCGAATTTTAAAAGTGATAGCATATCTATAGTACCGGATTCTGTACAATTCTCAATATATGGCACAGCAGTACCGGAAATAACAGTACCCGCAGTCGAAAATAGGTACGCTGGAAATACACTATACCTTTCATCTCATTCAAAAAATTCATACCCTCCTGTAAATGTTAAATTTAAAATTGATAATGAATATAAAAATTACTGGGTCTTATATAATTGGTTAAATCTTTTACATGATCAAAGAGAAGGTAGATATAATGCTAGGGAAATTAATGTTGACAAAAACTTTGCTGATTATCAAACAAACCTTACAATAAAGGGAAAGGATGAATTTAATAACGACAGAATAAAATTTACCTATACCAAGGCATTTCCAACATCTATCGATTCAATTGATTATGACTATCAAAATACAGATGAGATAGTTTCCGGATTTACCTTTGTTTATTCACAACTTCACACTGAATTAGTAGATTTTTGAGTTTTTTGGGCCGAATTTAAATAAATAATTTTATGGCTCAAAGAACTATCACCTCACCAGGTGTTGAAATAAGAGAAACGGATTTATCTCTTATCGCACCACAGAATATAGGTACAAATTTTTATATTACAGGATTTGCTCAGCAAGGACCTTTGGATGAAGTCTTAAAAATTACTACTAAGCAAGAGTTAGACCGTGTATTTGGTACTCCTACTAATTCAGCAGAAAGATATTTTTACTACTCTATAAGCGAATTACTAAATTCACCAGGTAATGTTTACGCTTCTAGACTTCCATATGGAATTGGTAGTGGTGATGGTTTCGGATCCAAGTATTCCGCCTTAGTATATCCAGTAAGAACAGTTACCAACCCAGTTACAGAGGGTAGTACTCTTAGTGGTTATAATTTAACTTTCACATATCCTAATGCCGGCGCAGTAAATAACGCACTGTCTGGCGCTACATTTTCTTTTAGATCCACGACTGGTGCTTTATCCACGGTAGGCTTTAGTACATTAGACAATGGTGATGCAACTGGTGGTTATTCTACTGCACCTGATGTACTTATTACAATACCTACTGCGACATTAACTAAAGCTGCAGCAGCGGCTAGAGTAAAAACCGTTCTTCAGCCCGTGCTTGATAGTGCACCAGATGCTGCTAATTATGGCACAATCACAACTGACGGTAGTACAGTAACCATTGGTGTTAGTTCTGTTGATTCTGGAGGATCGGCTACATCTACACCAGCTGTTAATTTCCCTTATAGTAATAACGCAGATAACTCGTTTACGATAAGCGGTAATACTAACTTTGCAACTGAGCAAGTAGTTACTACTGACTTAGATGTATTATCAGGAACATATGTATTAGGAGAGCCTACACACCTTGAACTTACTGAAAGTCAATATCTTAGCGCGACAGAAGGTGCTGGCTGGGATTGGTCGGCAACTGCCGGTGCTAAAGATTCCTTTGCTGATGTAAGTACTATTGGAAAAGCTGGTTTGGTTGTACTTAATAAGGCTCAAACAACTATTAATAGCCAGTTCGAAGGATACTACTTAGGTATTGCTGATAATACTAACATTAATCCAGACTCTAATTTCGATTCTATTTTAGATGTTAAATCGGTTGATGCAGCTGCATCTAGCACTCTCACCAATTACACAACGGTACCTAAAGGTGTATTACAATTTAGTTTATCTGCAACTCCACGTGGTACTGCCAATACAGTATCGGAAGTAATGGAAAATCTCACAGATTACAACATCGATGGTAGAGAAGATGATGATGTTCTGAACGTTGGAGTATTTAAACTTCGCAAATCGATCTTTGCTAATGAAGCATTTAAGCTAGATTACGTTCTTGAAGAAGGTATGGTAGGATCAGCTAACTATTATAGACAGCAACTTAATCCTACCGGAGGTCCTAATAATCCATTCTTCCTCCAAACGAGAGATAGTAATTCAAGAAACGTTAAATTACTAGTTAATCCATATATTTCGAATTACTTTAATGGTTCCGATGCCATGGTAGATGGTAAGCCGACTAAGAAGTTAAGAGTTAACACTACACAGCTGGAGGCTGTTGCCTCTAATATATCCGGTATTGATAATTCTAAATTTACAGAGCTTAACGCGCAGTTAGGTAAAGCTGAAAATCTTTACGCTGCAGGCGCTTTTGTTAATAGTAAAATCACAGACAAGGTCTTAGGCGATATTCCTTCTAAAGTAGATAGAGCGTTAGAAGGAATTAGTAACGATGAGTTATACGATATTGACGTTGTTGTTGAAGGGGGACTGGGTACAGTTTATGCAGCTGCTTCTGCTGCTGAGACAGCATATTACGATGAGTATAATAGTAGTACAAAGCTATTAGGCGCTGTTAATGGATTACGCACTAGTAATGATATTAGTGGAGATGCAAGAGATTTAAGAAACAACTACTCTACAATCTTTAATAAGTTTGAAAGGTTCTGTACAGCACCATTCCTTGGAGGCCAGAGAGGTGATTGTATCTTTGTAGCGGATGTATTACGTCAGATTCTTGTAACAGGAGAAGATTCAAGAGTTCTTGATAACAAGTTAAGAAACTTCCAAACAGATGTTTACTGGCCGATTCGCCACCAGTTTGAGAATGAAAATACTTCTTACGCAGCGGTTTATGCACAATGGCCGTTAGTTTACGATAGTTTTTCAGGTAGACAGGTATTCGTTCCATTCTCAGGCTTTGCAGGTGCAGCAATGGCTAGAACAGATGCTGCAAACTTCCCATGGTTTGCTCCAGCTGGATTTACTAGAGGGTTAATTCAATTCGCTAACGATCTTGCAGTTAATCCTAACCAGAAGCAAAGAGATGAGCTTTACAAGGCTAATATTAACCCTGTAGCAAACTTCCCTAGTCAAGGGCAAGTTATATTCGGTCAAAAAACACTTAGTAAGAAGCCAAGTGCATTTGATAGCATTAACGTTAGAAGGTTGTTCTTAGCACTTGAAAGACCTACTAAGAAAGCTTCTAGATTCTTCGTATTTGAA